CCGAACTGATGAAGGCCATGTTTTTCTAGGGAGAATCGTGCCTGCGAAGTACATCAACACGGTTTTGCACAACTTAGGAGCAGATTTGGTAGAAATAAAAAGAACCCATCAGGATATTTTCAATGCTATATTGGAAGATGGTGAATCTTTCAAATTAGCAAATGGATGGGAATTAAAACGCAGGCGTGTTGCTAATGAATACCGGATTGAGTTAATAGGTGATGACCTATGGAAATTCAAAGAAGAGTTGTTTGAAGCTGGTGTCTTTACAGAAGAGATAGATTACAAGGTAAGATATTTTATTCCTGTTAGTGACAAAGGCGCAGATGTAATAAAGCAGATTACTGCTCGCAGGCCAATCGTAACAGATGTGCCTGTAACCTCAACCGAATCCTTAGACGATGTTCTTGACCGCTTTAAAGACAAGGTTAATGAAGCTATGCCTGAAGAACCACCAAAGATAGGCTTTTCTACCTACGATGTTTCCCGCTATGAGCGCAGGAAAGCAAAAGAGCCTGCAAAGGTAGAACGAAAGCAGTTTACTTTTGATGATCCTGAGATTGAAAAGCGGTGGCAAGCAGCGAAACTGCCAAAGGAAACGTTTTTAGATAATATAAAAGAATTTTTCACTAGATTTTGGCATCAGCTTAGCAGGAAATATGAACACCTACCGGATAATGCGGAGTTTGCAGAGTTGCATACTGCGCTCGATCGGTTAGAAAATGCACGAAGTGTTGTTCGGTATAAAGTTTATTCTATGCAGCAAGGAATAACTATTAAGTTGGATAATTATACTATGGATCTTTTTACTAGGTATGTTGTTCTTGCTGACATGAAGGAAGATGTAGCAATCCGAAAAGCAGAAAATGAACCGATAGGAAAGCCAATCATAGACGAAGAAACAGGAGATATTATAGGATACGAGCTGCCTTTTGGTTTTACAGAAGAATCTCTTGAAAGAAACTTTGAACGGCTTAACCAGGAGATCGAAAAATACCCTGAAATAAAAGAGGCTATAAAAGATCGTAAAGATGTTTGGGAAGCGATTGTTAATGATTATGTCAAAGCTATGGCTGATATAGGCTTTCATGTAGAAAATAGATTCAGAAGAAAGAATTATTTCCACCGCATGGTCATTGAATATATGGCTGCTAAACGTCTTGGTATTCGAGGTACAGGGGGAGCGATAGAAAAAGGGCCGCTCAAAGGTCGGGGGTTTTTGAAGGCAAGAAAAGGTTCGAGTTTGGACTTTAATACAGATTATGTTACAGCAGAATATGAAGTTATGGCGCAGATGCTTTATGATATTGAGGTTGCAAAAGTTATTAAGTTAGTGGAAGAAGAATACAACCAGAGGAGGAGTTTAGAACGGGAAGCTAAAAGGCGCAATCAGGCAGCTATAGACAAAATTATTCAAGAAGAGATCGAGCTATATGGGATAGGGAATAGCCCGCTTGAAAACGAGTTAAAGGCTCTTGACCAAAAAATGGCGATGTCTTTCTCTCAACTGCAAGAGATGGCACAATATAATAAATTATGGACCGGCGATAATGGCGAATGGTCAACAGCAGTAAATGAATTAGCTCAAGGGGAAAGAGATACAACCTATGAACGAAGCAGAATGATGAATTATCTTGCTGCATTAGCAGATAAAGAAAACGAAGGTTTACCGGGAAATTTGCAAGCTCGAACTATTTTTAAGGCAATTCAGGAAAGAAAAGATCTTATAGAAGAAACTTTAGGAGATAAATTTGTAACTTTTAAAGATATAATTCCAGAAGGTTATGTCTTGCATCGTATTGAGAAAGGGCATATTTTCTATTTTGCTCATACTATCCCGGAGCACCTTGTTGATCAGATAACAGATAAGATGCTTGAAGAAATTCAAATCCCCAGAGAGTACATCCGGCAAGTTAAGGCTGTGGCGGGTGCTTATCCTGCTATGGTCGTCAAGGAAGAAGTTTCTTTAACATTAGAAAACTTCAAAAAAGATCCTTTGGATAATGTGATTTCTCAGGCAGCAGTATATTTAACTCGTCCCTGGAAGATATATGTGCTTACTGCCCCGCATCGGTGGTACAGATATAACCTGCGAAACATCTCCGGTGATGCTGAAGCGGTGTTTGTAGGAAACCCGTCAGCCTTTAAGAAGGTTCCGCAAGCAGCAACGGAATTGTATGAAGTGATGTTCAAAGACCGCCCCATGTCAAGTGATATGAGGGAGGCTTTTGAGCGCGGCCTTTTCCAAATATTGCAGCAATCAGTTGAAGTAGGCGACCTGGACAAGCTATCAATGTTCGAGCATCTATATGAAAAAGAACGAAGATATGAGAAATACGGTAAAATAGGCAAATTGATAACTATGCCGACTAAGGCATGGCAAACCTATTGGAAATATGCAAGGTTAAGCACCGACTTCAGAGAGGCTATTTTGCGCTATGCTTGTTTCCTGGATTACCTGGAGCAGATAAGAAACAATCCGGAAGGCAGTCCGAAGAATTTTGGTGCCAGCATACCGGAAAACGTAATGGCTCTTAAAAACCCTTATGACAGAGCGTTTAAATTGTCAAATGAGCTATGCGGTGCTTATAACAGGGTAGGGGTAATAGGGCAGCATTTGCGTAAATCTTATATTCCGTTCTGGTCTTGGAACGAAGTAAACTTCCGGCGAAATATTCAGTTGTGGAAAAATATATGGAATGAAGCTAAATTCTCACAAGAAGTTGGTCGGAAACTTGCAGGCATGGTTGGCCGTAAAATTGCAACTAAAACAATTAAAATTCCGCTTAAAATAGCAAAAGTCCCGATTGAAGTAGCTTTAACACCGTTTAATATAATGAAAAGTCCGCTTTCCCTGTTTAATTTAGGAAAAGTTGCCATAGCAATGTTTAAATTCTGGGCAATATTAACAGTTTGGAATTATCTCATCTTCAGAGATGAAGAGGAAGATCTGCCTAAAGATGTTCGTTATAAGCCGCATATTATCTTCGGCAGGGATAGAGATGGCAATGTGATGTATCTTGACAGGCTTGGCATATTGGAGGATTTCTTAGAGTGGTTTGGGTTGGATGATGCAGGAATCTATATATATGAACATTTAAATGGCAGAAGGACCTTTAGGGAAACCATAAAAGATATGGTTATTGCTCCTTTCGACAAACTAGCACAAGGATTTACGCCGCTGCTCAAAATACCGGTTGAAGCAGCAGTTGGAACATCTATTTATCCTAGCATAACAGAAAAACGGCATATTTATGATGGGTGGGAATACCTTGCAGAACAGTTTGGTTTTAAAGGTGCATATAAGGCTATGACAGGCAAGCCCAGAGAGCCGTATTACAAATCAACAGAAAAATGGTTTACTTCTGTAGCCGATCCTCGCAGAACAGCTTATTTTGAAATTAGAGATCTTTCACGAGAATATAGAAAAGAGGTTTTAAAGAAAAACATTGGCGAAGGGTATTTTGCAGGTTCAAGAAGCGATGTTCTTTATAACATTAAGCAAGCTATACAGTTAGAAGATATAGAAGCGTTCAAGAAATACTTGCAGGAATATATAATGCTTGGCGGCACGGCTCAGGATTTAGAGAAATCGTTAAAATCGCAAGACCCGCTTTATGGGCTGAAAGGCGATGCATTAAAAGATTTTTATAACAATTATCTAAATCCTGAAGAGCAAGCTAAAGTTAATTTGGCTGTAGAGTATTATTATGAAGTCTTGTTACGAAAAGGTGATAAGCGACTTGGCAAAGCTGTAGATGAAGCATTAAAAGAACTGGAAAAAGAAATAAAAAAATAAGATCTTAGAAAAATAAGAGAGAAACATAGCAATATAATACTCCACAAACTACATAAACGCAAAACAAAAATGTAAGTATTTGTGCTAAAAAAGGAGCTTTCCTGCAGATTGTAAACCAGATTTTTAGAAGCAACAATACGATAAGAGCAGCAGCACCATAGCAAGCAAAAATAAAACCGATCTCTTTCAAAGTTTTCAGCATAGAAATCACCTCATAATAATTTTTGGTAATTATTATACCTTAACTCTATACTCAAATTCTAGATTTTATTGAAATTTTTTTGAGGGAGGCGGTATCAATGACTGTAGATGTAGAAAGGATTGCAGCTCTAGAAGTAAGAGTAGAAAACTTGGAAAGGTGGCAAATAGCGCAAAACGGAACATTAAAAGAAATTAATCATAAATTGGATAAAACAAATACATCAATTAATAAAGGGCTAGATGAGTTATCGAAAAAGTTGGAGCAGAAAACAGGTGCGGCCACAAAATGGATCTTTGGTCTTATGGGTTCTATATTGGTGTCGTTGGTATTGTTAATACTTAATTTGGCTACGAAATTGAATGGTGGGTAGAGAGAAAGGAGGAAAAGAAACAATGGAGACGATAACATTCTGTGCGTTTTGCGGTAAAGAGATTAAATATGACCCTGAGTTGTTTGCTGCTGGTAAAACAGGGGAGTCTGTTTGCGATGATTGCAGGAAGGAAGAAGAGGAAGTGAAGTAAGATGCCGAGGATTTGCATTAACCCTGGACATGGCGGTAAAGACCCCGGAGCAGTTGGCAATGGGCTGAAAGAAAAGGACATTACTTTATATTTGTCACTCAGAGTTGCAGATATACTCAAAAATGATTATCAGAATGTCGATGTGCTGTTGACCCGCACCGGCGATGAAACAGAAAGCCTTGCGCAAATAGTGCAAAAAAGCAATGACTGGAAGGCGGATTTCTTTGTTAGTATTCATGTTAACGCTGGAGGCGGCACAGGGTTTGAGAGTTTTGTCTTACCAGGTGCCTATGCTTCTACTCGCACCAAACAGGCAATTATCCATGACACAATAATGGCATACTTGAAGCAATACGGGAAGCGCGACCGAGGCAAGAAAACTGCGAATTTCTATGTTCTCAAAAACACAGATGCAAGTGCTGTCTTAATTGAATGTTTGTTCATCGACAATAAAAACGACGCTGTACTGCTGCAACAAACCGCTTTCTTAAATGGGCTTGCAGACGCTATCGCTAGGGGTATAGCAAAGGCGATGGGGTTAAAAGCAAAGCCGAAACCGGCTCCTGCTCCTGTAGTACAACTTCCCAAAATCGCAAAACAGATTGCAGTCAGGGTGAATGGCAAGCCGGTTTCTGCAGTAGGGTATCTTATAAACAATACAACCTACCTGCAGGGGCTTTTCGTGGCAGGTCTATTTGGCGGCAAGGTAGAAGGGCATGGAGATTATGTTGACATAAAAACAAAATAGGAGGTCTTATTTATGATGTCTGATTTTCTTACCCTGGAAAGCCTAGGTAGCTTTACGGTGATGGTGCTTGTGGTTACGCTGGCGGTGCAGTTTACTAAGAGCATGGTAAAGAAGAAGTTTTCCGATTATGCAGTTAGGTGGGAAGCATTTATTGTTGCGCTGATTTTGGTATTTGCATGGAATGGATATATAGGGTTCTTTAGTGGGAACGCTAATGAGATGCTTCTTAAAGTATTGCTCTGTATATTTAATGCTATGTTGGTTACACTGGCCGCCTTCGGTGGCTATGAAATTATTGCTGATCCGAAGGCAGAAAAGAAATTGCCTTATTAAAAGGTGTGCCCAAAAAGTGCCCAATTTTGGCTCATTATATGGCACACTGCTAAAAGCTAAGCCCCGCAAACCCTTGCGGGGCTTTTAACATTAAATGGTTGTCTTGTTGTTTTTAGAAAAGTGCCCATTAGGTGCCCGTTTGTGCCGAATTGTTTCTTGAGGTTTATTATATGCGACATAAAAATCCCTGTATTTTTGTCGAATGAGCAAAAAAGAAAATTTATATAAATATTTTTACATTTGACAGTTGACAATCGTCATTATGTGGATTTATAATATAACCAACAAATCTGCGAAATGACGAAAGGGGGACTACTAAATGTGCAATAAACATATTACCCTGCGAGATTTACGCGAAAGAACAGGTAAATCTCAGATTGATATTGCAAAGGATTTACACATAAATCATTCAACCCTTTCAGGATATGAACGGGGTATTAGAACTCCTTCCCCGGAGATGCTAGCTAAGATGGCTAAGATATACGGAGTTGATTATGGTACCGTTTTTGAGGCTTACATGGGAACCAAGAAAGAGGCTGAAACCGAAAATAGTTAGGTTGCCGGACAAGATCGTTGATGTAGAAGATTTACCGTATAAATAGGGATATGTTTTTGGCATGGCTTAAAGGTGATCCGGAAAAAGTAAAACTCATTCGTTAGGGGGGATGAAATATGGACTGGGGATTGTTGGTTTGCGGGGTAATTGCATTATGGATCTTTGCGCTGTCTTTATGGGTAGTAAGTGTAGAAATGGATGAATAAAAAAAATATTAGGAAGGAGTGAGGATGAGGTTATGATGAAAGGTTATAAAGGCTTCGATAAAGACCTGAAGTGCATGGAATTTCAATACGAAGTCGGCGGCGAGTACGAAGAGCCCGAACCCGAAGTAAAAATTTGTGAAAAGGGTTTTCATTTTTGTGAAAACCCAATGGAAGTACTTAAATATTACTCTCCAAGTAATTCTCGATACGCAGAAGTTGAAGGTGACGGAAAAATAGAGAATGAGTATGACAAAATTTGTTGCTCTAGGTTGCGTATTAAAACCGAGATTGGACTAACCGACCTGATCCAGGCCGGAGTAAAGTTCATTCTTGATAAAGTGGACTGGAAAAACGTAGCAGAGACCAACACAGAAGACTACAGCGTGGCGACCAATACAGGAACCTGTAGCGCAACGACCAACACAGGAGCCTACAGCGTGGCGACCAACACAGGAGACTGTAGCGCGGCGGCCAACACAGGAAACTATAGCGTGGCGACCAACACAGGAGTCTACAGCGTGGCGACCAACACAGGAGACTACAGCGCAGCGACCAATACAGGGTACTGCAGCGTAGCGACCAACACAGGAGAATACAGCGCAGCAACCAACACAGGATACCGCAGCGCGGCGACCAATACAGGATACTGCAGCGTAGCGACCAACACAGGAACCTACAGCGTAGCGGCCAACACAGGAGCCTACAGCGCAGTGACCAACACAGGAACCGGCAGCGCAGCGACCAACACAGGAGCCTACAGCGCAGCGGCTGTCGAAGGCCGGGAAGCAGTAGCCATTTCTCTTGGTATCGAAGGCAAAGCAAAGGGTGCTCTGGGTTGCTGGCTTGTCCTGGCTGAATGGGAGCGCTTAGAAGATGGTTGGCATCGGACAGACGTAAAATGCGGATTGGTGGATGGTGTCACACTTAAGCCAAATACCTACTACACACTGCAAAAAGGGAAGTTTGTTGAGGTGGTCTAAGCCGAAAGGTGATGAAAAAATACATGCAGGAAAAAGAAACGCATCAAAGTTAAAGGAGGTGCTCGAATTGGGGTGGTTCCCGGAATATGAAACAGTAGCCGGAAGGCTGAAACTGCAGGAAAAAATCAAAAAAGAAGTGGAAAGCTGGAATCAGTACTGCGAAGAACGATTTGAGCTTCAGACATTGATTGACGGAGACGGAATTCCGGTAAAAGAAAAGGAGGCGGAGTGCTGTAATGGGTAAAGTAGTTGCTGTAATGACAAAAAAAGAATTAAGCACGTTTAACCGCATTACCGGATCAAGGGTAATGGCGGAGCAAATAACCGATATAATAAACAACCCTATATTAATTGGTGCATGTGTAAGAGCGGTTATTAATTTACACCAAGAAGTTGTTGATGAAATATTTGAAGCACATAGTTTGCCAAAAGATAAGCAGTATTCCATAAACATAGCTACTGGAGAAATTGAACTTCTTGAAGAAAACAAACCTATCGAAAACAGTGAATTTAACAAAGACACTGAAAATATTGAAAATCTTGTTAACTGCTTAAACAACCTTTTTGAAAAGCTTTCTAGGGGGTGACGTTGTGGCAAAAAAGAAGCTCATGACAGACCCCTGGAATACCTGCGATTACCAACAAGAATGTCCTTATGAATGTGAAGGAGTTTGTAAGGGATATGATAGCACGATTATTCCCCCTAGCAAAGAGGATCTTGCAGGGAGGCTGTTAGCATTAAAAAAGCAAAAAGAGCAATTAGAAGAGCAGATTAAGCAAGTCAATTCGGATATATCAATGGTAGAGGATATGATTATTCAGGACATGATAACAGAAGAAGTGGACAGGTTTTTTGCACATGATGTGTTCTTCTACTGGCGATATGATCTACATGCTAATGTCAATCAGGCCAACAAGCCTGCAGTAATAAGATGGCTAAAGCTAAACGGTTATGACGAATTGGTTATCATTGACATTGATAAAAGGGGGTTTGAGAAAGCGGTAGAAAAAATGCTTGATGTTAGTGAGACCATTCCTGCAGAGTTAGATGAATTGGTAAATGTGTATAAGAAACCTATTATCCGCACTCGAAGAAGTGCGAAAAACACAAAGAAAGGAGATTGAGAAAATGGCGAAAGAAATTAAGGAAACTGCGTTGGCAGTAGTTGAGTTTACGCCTGCTGTGATGGATGAAGAGTTCGGGGCTATTATGAAAGAGGAAATGGACGGACTATCTGCTAAATTTGCCCGCATCAAAATTCCGTCCGGCGGTGGTTTGACGTTTGAGATTCCGGGGGATGACCCGGATAATCCTGAAGTTGTCAAAGAGTTTGAAGGAGTGGTTGTGGATCACCATCCCTGCAATGCTTTATGGCTAGAGGCTTATGCTTCGGGAGGAGATAGCCCTCCCGATTGCAGCTCCCTTGACGGGAAGGTGGGTTATACAAGAGAAGGGGAGAAGCGTGTCTGCGCAACTTGCTCGTATAATCAGTGGGGAAGTGATCCCACTGGAAGTGGCGGCAAGTGGTGTAAAAATATGCGGCGTATGTATATGCTGCAAGAAAATGCTTTTTTCCCTATGTTATTGACTGTGCCTCCAACATCCCTGAAAAACGTGGCTGACTATGTGCTAAGAGTTCTTTCTCGAAAATTGCGCTTATGTGATGTTATTACTACAATATCTTTAAGAAAGGCAACCAACAGCACAGGAATAACATATAGCCAGGTGTTTTTCAAACTGGCTGGCGTATTATCGCCAGAAACTAGGAAATATATGCAGCAGTATTCTGCTAACATTAAGCCTATTACTCGGCAGCTTGCTATTGGTGTTGAGGATTATTATGTCGCAGAAACCGAAGATACTGATGGCATCGAAGTCTCGGAAGAAGCACCTTCTGCTAAAGAAGATGATCCCTATTTCGGGTCTAATCCCCCATTTTAATATGTTTATCTCATGTCTGGACCTTGGGTCCAGGCATGAGATTTTTTTATACTCTTAAACATTAAGAAAGGAGAGGTTTAATGGCTATAGCTGGAGATTTTTCTGTTCCTTTAACGCTCAGTTCGTTTAACGCTCAGTTCGTTGTGTGAAGGTAAATTGGAAGAAGAATTTCAGAGCTGTTGAAGCAGAGAGCGAAAAACTGAAAAATGAATTGCCACATTAATGGATAAGGGAGTGGTTTAAGACCATCCCCTCTTATAAAGGAGGGATGCAACGATGCCCCCTCTCGAAGCACCGCTTATTGAAATGGTAATTCCGGTTAAGCCTATTACGGCAGACTGGAAAATGCAGCGCAAGCGCAAAAAGAAAAAAACAAAGAAAGATATGAAGCCCGAAGCCTGCGAACAATATAGAAACGCTATCCGAAAATATGCAGCAAAACACACACCAATTTCCCTTCCATTAACAGAATTA